CACGCTCTTTCAGCGCGCGATGCCGGCCGTTGTCGACAACGAGGTGCGGTGGTCGCGCTACGCGCGGCACGTCGTGTCTGAGGACGCGCAGGCAAAGGCCGCTGCTGGTGTGGCGAGCCCAAACCTGTACGTCACGAAGAAGGAGGCGCTGACGATTTGCAAGAACGACGTGGAGAAATTCGCGCTGATTGAGCAGTCGAAGGCGGAGCCTGACGAGCGTCGGATGATGTATGACTGGGTGAACCCTGAGAAGGGGTGGCTCACCAGCACGCACCGTCTCGACGAGGCGTTCGAGGTCCTCAAAAACGGGTTGGGCGCCATTCTGAATGGCAAGCCTGCTGACGAAAAGCGTCGTTCGCTGATCGTCATCGGCTCGCTGGATCTGGGTGGTGGCCTTACGTGGAACGGGTGCCGCAAGTTTCGCGACTACTGCCGGGACAACCGGCTCTACGTCGCGCCTGTGGCGCAGTTCACACCCGTCGACGCGCTTCCTGCAGCGACTGAACCGATCACTCGCGATGAACTCGTGAAGGCGACCGGTATGGACGCTGAGGAGGCCGCCAAGTACCCGGGCATGATGAGCGTAGTTGCGCTGTCGCCAGTCGACACGCGCTTCCGCGTGATCATCTGCCGGGACCACGCACAGGTGCAGCAGGGGGTGTCGTTCCGCGACGCGCTTCTGCGCTCCGAGGGGAACCTAGACGTTCTCAGTGCGTATCCAAAGCTCGTCACGCAGGTGACTGAGCAAGTCAAGATGCTCCAGGCACACAACGCCGAGCTTAAGCAGTACCCGTTCGTCAGCGAGTCCGAGTTGGTGGCTTACCCCATCGACCTGGACGAGGTGTTCAAGTTCGGGGTTGCGGAAGGGCTGCGGCTGCCGAAGCTGGTGCACGAGGTTGACGTGGTGAACGAGGACGACTACACGACGGAGCAGATCTTTGCGCTAGAGAAGCGCATTGAGAACCTGGCCGACGAAAAGTCGCACAAACTCGAACGCTACGACAGCCAGTGGCGTCAGAAAGTGGAGCAGAAGATCGACCTCCTGACCGAGCTGATGCAGCAGGTAGTCGACGTTCGCAAGAAAAGCGAGCGCGATGACGCCACGCGTGAGGGCAAGAGTGAAAGCGCGACGCAAGTTGAGCTTCTCGTTCCTGCCCCGCGCGTCAAGACGCGTGAGGGGTCGACGCAAGTTGCCCGTCGGGCGACAAAGGACAGCGCGACGCAAGTCGAGCTTGCCGATGTCGCGCCGGTCGAGCACTACAGTCAAAGCATGCCGATGGCCATGCTGCGCTCTCTTTTGCCTCCTGTGGAGGAGGCTGAAAGCGCGGCGTCGCCGCCGGCTGCGGAGGTCGCGCCGATGGGCGTCGACGACATTCCAACCGAGGATCTTTGGACATTCGCGCGAAAGCGCGAGTATGTCGTGCATAAACGCGACAGCCCAAAGACCACGAAGGTCGCTATGCCGCCGAAGCTCGCTGAGGCGATCAGCGTTGCAGTCAAGGAAAAGAAGCCGCTCGTCCTGCAGGTGCTCAAGCGAGACGACGACCCGATTCAGGTCATCCGGAAGGAGGGCCAGAACCTGGGCGTCCATCTCCCTGATAGCCGCAAGGACTGGGTGGCGTTCGCCAAGGCGCGGCGCATTCATGTCAAGTGTCCAGAACTCAACCCCGAAGGGATGAACGGCGTCGAGCTGTCTGTCTACAAGGAGGAGGGATGGAACGAGACCACGTTCACGTCCGCAGGGCTGGGGAAGACCAGCACTGCGATTGTGTACGTCTGGTGGCGCAACTCGGCTAAGCAGCAGAAGCTGCTCGGGTGGTCCACCGACGTGTACAAGCGGCTGATGTTCCTGTCGAACGTTATCATCAACGAATCGCAGGAGAACAGCGCGCAGGCGGAGGGCGAGGTCAATAATCAGGCGCCGGTCGTCTCTCGTCGGATCGTCGGCAGTGTGTCGCAGAAGTTCACCTTCAATGGTGAGACTGCGGCCATTGTAACGACTGTCACGGCGATTGACGCGTCGACGATCCTGCTTGCAGGCGACGCACCGAGCTCGCTCACTTTCCGGCCGGAGACGAAGGGACTGAGGGTCCTAGAAACCGAGCTTACGATTGAGGGCCAGACGATTAGCGTCGCCAACGAAGACATCACGCGTTGGTACCTGGGCGGTGAGCCCACGTACTTTGCGATGGTGAAGGTCAAGCCCATCCCGGGTGTTAGCACATCCCGCATCGCGGGTGCGTGCGTGCTCGGCAAGGGGACGGTCTGCACCATGGCACGCAAGGACGGGAAGACCGTGGCGGGCACTGTGCTCGGCGCGGTCGACTCTGTCGTGCTCTCCGTGTTGGGAGGGGCGGCTGCAGTGCGTTTCGACGACTGCATCATGCACGACATGACGACCGGAAACGGCGATTGTGGGGCGTGCGTTGTGCAGGGGCCGGACAAACTTGTGGCAAGCCACATCGGCACGGGGGTAGGGCCCGACGGCAATGGCGTCAACTACGCCATCACGTTCACGTAGGTCATCGGCCCAGCCGGGGATGCGGGAATTGTTGTCGTAGGGTTTGATGGCCGTTTCAAGCGACCTTCGGGTGACGAGATGCGCAAGAATACTGCGGTGGCGGAGGCGTGGGTGCGGGTAGAGGCTGAGAAGCCCTGCCCGCACCCCGTTTACCTGCCGGCGCCGATATCTAACGACATTTTTGAAACTCAGGTCAGCAAGTACGGCATCATCAGGGACGTCTCCTACGACAGCGACGCTTTCATCATTGCTGGGCGTTTGTTAGAGCAGTCTCTGCACTACAACTACGGCATGGCTGGCGGTCTTGGGTCTCTCGATTCGATTGAGCTCATCACCGCTGGCTGTGTCAGCACTGCCAACGACAAGTCGCCTGGGCCTGTTGCGAGTCTCGAGGGGAAGGTTAGCACAAAAGCTGACTGGTACTTTGAGTCCGACAAGAAGGTCCCACTCGACGAGTCATTTCAAGGCGCAGGGCGGCTCGAGGCGACTGCGCGATGGATAAGGTCTTACATCACAGGTGAGATAGACTCTGTCGCGGAAGCGTTTACCGAGCGATTCTGCAAGGATGGCCCCGACTATGGTGGGGCGCTCAAGCGTGAGCTTCGGGCGCCCGACAAAGTCGCGGCTCTCAAAACGCG